TTGGCTTGCGTATTTTGGAAAACGAAGATACAGCATATCCGCACCCTACTACATCATGTTCCGTAAAGAATCAGACATGACTTTTGTGCTCATGTGCGCTGACTTGACCAAAAAATCATGATGTGCTATAATTACATCATAAACACCAGCAAAGGACTTCTATGGCAATCCTAGCAGCAAAAGCCAATGTCAAAGCATTGAATCCTCGCAGCCCTGACACCAAGTATGTGGGCAACGAACCTGAATGGCGTGTGCAGCCCACAAGCAATCGCGTGAGCAAATTCAGCAATGCGTTTGGTTGGTACAATTACTTTTACGGCAAGAAAGATGCCAAGGACTTTATCGCGGCTTACTTAGATGCACACAACCGTACTAAAGACGCTCGCCGTATCCGCACCTTGCCTGACAGCCAAATTCGACTGACCACAGGCTGGCTGTGCCGCATGGCTACCATGGGGTTGGAACTCACAGATCAGGAACAGATCAAACTAGACAATCTGATCCTGGAACTCCTGGCAGAAAAACAAGCAGAACCCACAGAAGCAGTGGAAGCAAAGCCCGCTGGCCCTACTATCCAGGATCGACTCAAAGAAAAAGCCAGTGAATGTGCCGGTGAGATTGAAGGCCTGTTTGACGACTTCGTTGCCGCGGGTGCCAAGATGTCGGCACAGTTTCAACCTATCACCATTATCCGTGGACACAATGTAGCACCGCAGTTGATACATCAGATCCAGCAAATCTGGAAAGGTCACTTGACTGAACTAGAAGCAGTGGTAGCAGGCAAAGATGCACAGTTGGTAGAAGGCTACGGTCGTTTTACCAAAACTCAGCTCAAGCAACTGGTAAAGTTTGCTGAGCATGTAATCACTGACTGCAATAATTATGTGCAGATCAAGAAAGTGGAACGCAAACCGCGAGCCAAGAAAGCAGTGAGTGCTGAAAAAGTCACAGCCCGGTTCAAGTATCTCAAGACATTCCCAGATCTCAAACTGGTAAGTGAGCCTGCTGTGAAACTGGTGGATGCCACAGAAGCCTGGCTCTACGACACGGTGAAACGCAAGCTGATCCATGTGGTAGGCGACGCACATCGTGGTAGCTTCACTGTGAAGAGCTCTGCTGTGATTGGGTTTGACACAGGCACAAGTTCGCAAAAAACCCTGCGTAAGCCAGCGGAGACCTTGAAAGCACTGTTGGCAGCAGGCAAGCCAGCCACACGCAAGATCTTCAAGGAGTTGGGCACCACGGAGACCCAATGGAACGGTCGCGGCAACGACAACTTGATCATCCTCAAGGTCTGGTAATGTGCTAAATATCAGGGACGGAGTCCCTGATGCAAGAACAACAACCCATAGACCTAGTAACACTCAAAAACAATCTTTTTGAGTATGTGCGCCTGCAACTGGGCAGCCAGATCATTGATATTGAACTGGATCCTGCCCACTTTGAAGCAGCATATCAGAAGACCATTGGCACTTACCGTCAACGGGCCAATAATGCGTATGAAGAGTCATACAGCTTCATGCAGTTGGTGAACCAGCAAAACATCTATACCTTGCCGCAGGAAGTGCAGAGTGTTCGACAGATCTTTAAACGCACCTTTGGTATAGCATCAGGACCTATGGGATCAAACTTTGATCCGTTCAGCCAGGCACAGATGAATGTGTACCTGATCAACTTCAATCAGTCGGGTGGCTTGGCCACGTACGATTTCTACAGCCAGTATGTGGAATTGGCTGCCAGGATGTTTGGTGGATTCTTGAATTACACCTGGAATCCTGTCACAAAGAAACTGCAAATCATCCGAAATCCAGCCGGTGGTGGCGAAGTGGTGTTGCTGTGGACATACAATCTCAAGCCCGAGATTCAGTTGTTGGCCGATTTCCAGATACAACAATGGATCAGAGATTACATGGTAGCAGTGAGCAAGATGATCATTGGTGAAGCCCGTGAGAAATTTGGCACTATCGCCGGACCCAATGGCGGAGGCACACTGAACGGTACTGCTATGAAATCGGAAGCCAAAGCCGAAATGGATTCGTTAATTACACAATTGGTGAATTATGTAGATGGAAGTCAACCTTTAACCTTTGTGATTGGATAATGAAAATACTAATAGTGGGTTGCAGTTTTTGTTCAACCCTGGTACAGAAGATACCCATACCCGATCAATGGAGATTACACCCTGATATAACAGTTAAAGCATCCAGTGGAGCAGGTAATCAGGCGTTATCTGCTATGGTGCTTTATGAATGTTCTCGATCACAATATGATCAGGTAATTGTTTTTTGGTCTGGTATCAATCGACTAGATACGTCGATCACTCGACCGTTATACGAATCGTATCCGGGTGCAGCAATAGCTAATCCCAAATACAGTTTTTGTATTCCGTTGGGTGATGTGGTTTGGTATCATGCAGGTGGAATAGCAGGTAGTTGGACCTATGATGACTCATGTCCTAAAGAAATACAACAAATTTTCAAAACACAATATACAGGCGCCACATCACGATATTTCAACGAAATTAGTCAACAATCGATATTGTTAACACAAGATTTTTTGAAAGCTCGACAAATACCGGTTAATATGACATTTATCTATGATATTCATGCAACCTATGTTAGACAAGAACATTTTTTTGGAAAAATAGACAATACAGTTCCTTCTTATAATCTAATAGATTGGTCTCAAATACAGATCTTCAACAATATACACGATTGGTCTCAGCAGACTCCATCTAAATTGGATACTGATCAATTTCATCCCACTAGAGATGCAATGAGAGAATGGATTTTGGAGAATTTTAAATTAGACATAGCTGAATAATTGTGTTATACTAAGCACATGGCTGATCTAATGATTGATATTGAAACGGTAGGCACAGGCCCAGAAGCCTGTATTCTAACCATCGCCGCCCAGACATTTGACCCACTGGGTACGGGTTATCACACTCAACAATTCTATGCTAGAATCGATCCGGACAGTCAACCAGACCGCAACATCGAACAGGGCACGATTGACTGGTGGGCTACTCAGCCCGCAGCAGCACAGGAAGAAGCATTTGGTCCAGACAATCGCATTCCGTTAGACACAGCACTGGAAGAACTGGGTCGACTGATCTGGCGATCAAAATCAATCTGGGCCAACGGTCCTACGTTTGACATGAACATTCTTGAGCATGCTTACAAGAGTTTTGGGCGTCCGTTACCCTGGCAATACTATCGTGTGAGAGACGCTAGAACTGTGTATGCATTATATCCTGGCCTGGGCAAACCACCTGCCAGTCATCATGCACTGGAAGATTGTCGCAGGCAGATCGACTTGCTACAGGCCACGTTAAAACATCTAAACATAAAGGTACTATCATGATCATTGGAATCTGCGGATTCATCGGTGCAGGCAAAGACACTGCTGCCGACTATCTTGTTAACTTTCATGGCTTTCGTCGTGATTCATTTGCTGCCACACTCAAAGACGCTGTGGCAGCGGTGTTCGGCTGGGATCGAGAACTATTAGAAGGTCGTACAAAAGAAGCACGAGAGTGGCGAGAGCAGGTGGATCCGTGGTGGGCCACCCGTCTTGACATGCCCCATTTGACTCCGCGCTGGGTCCTGCAACATTGGGGAACAGAAGTTGGCAGAAATTCTTTTCACACAGACATCTGGATCTCCAGTTTAGAAAACAAACTGCGTCGAAGTTCGGACAATATTGTGATTTCAGATTGCAGATTCCGCAATGAAGTTGCTGCTATCAAGAATCAAGGCGGGCGTGTGATCTGGATCCAGCGAGGAATGATTCCGCACTGGTATGACATTGCTGCCAAGGCCAATCACGGTGATGAAGCAGCGCAGCGTTGGTTGGATGCTGAAGGTGTGCATTCATCAGAATATTCCTGGGCAGGCACCACATTTGATCGTGTTGTGGAGAACAATCGCAATGTGGCTGAATTGTATGATCAACTTAGTGGTCTGCTTGCAGTGGGTTTGGCACCCAAGGAACGTCTAGTCGCCTGACCTCCTCCACACAGTTCAGGCACACAGTCCTGAGATTGTTTAGAGCAACATTACGCATGTTGCCGTCCGTGTGGTATACCAAGGTCTGGCTGGCATATCTAGGCCGGAATCCACAGCGATCACAGGTGGGTT